GCCCGACACGCCGCCTAAGGTCTAATTGTGGGCAGGTGTGCGTATAATTAAAAATCCGGACTAGAAAGGACTAGAAAAAATGGCAGGTAATTTAGCGTTCATCTATATGCTGGTTATTTACGGCGTAATATGTTTTGGCGTAGCCGTATTGGCTTGGTCAAGAGGATATAACACAGCTAAAAAAGAGCTACAAACAATGCGTAGACACCCAGGCTATTTAAGGGCTGTAAAATGAATCACCTCTACAGCTTGTTAAAAATAGGCTCGGTTACTAATTGCTCAGAGTGCGACAAGTTTACGCAAACTAACAGCTACGAGCGCGACGACGATTTAGTCGTCGACCTATGCGCTAGCTGCCAGTCTAGGCTTCACGCATGATAACTAAATCTGAGCCTGGTATTTGGTGCGATTACTGTAAAACACAATGGGGCCGAGTTAAGAACGTCTGGCATGACCGGGCTATGACTGAGGCCAGTATTACTATCACCAGCGTTAACCCTAAAAGTCATGGGCAGAAGCGGCACTACTGCCAGGCTCACGCACTAGAGGTAACGACCTTTACAAATACGACTACGCACGAGGCTTACAGGTGGTCGTTGCAAGATCAAGTAAAAGCAGTAGCCCCAATACAATTAGAAATGGACGGTAAATTAAATGGCTAATAACGTAGATACTAAATTACAGGCTAACTTTAAAATGGCTAACGGGGATTTAATTAACGTCTACGCCGTAGATCAGGCAGACTTTGAAGCCCAGTTAACAGCTATACAAGACACAGTAGAGCTTATTAAGTCAGTCAGTAATAGCCTTATGGGCCGCGTAGTTACTACTCAGGTAGACGCCTGGACCATTAAAGAAGCTGTAGGGGTAGTAGCCGACGTGCTAGGCGGCGAGGAACAGCCAACTTGCAAGCATGGCTATATGGAGTTTAAAACTGGCATATCAAAAGCCGGTAAGCCTTATAAGTGTTGGTCATGTCCTAGCAAAGATCGTAAGGACCAATGCCCGCCAACCTGGGTGAACTAATGGGAGCTATGGAGATTATCTACCCTGGTAACGTATCGCTAAAGGTAGATAGGGACGGCAACGCGGTAATAGATGAAACCGACGTATGCGACGGCTGCAACAGGCAAACGAGTAAAGCCGGCGGGATTATGGCTCTAGAAATGTCGGTTTGGTTATGCGCTGACTGTAGGCCTAAATGAGTGCTGAAGTTAGCGACGAAATGAAGGAGTATTACGAGTTCAAACACGTTGAGTTTAGAAAAATTAGGGACCCATATAACAGAGATGTTTTGCCTTTAATTAAGGCATATAAAAGCCAGTATAAAGAATACTTAGATAAATGTAATGCCAAGTATTACGAGTTATTTCCTGAGGAAAACAAATTATGAGCGTTACCATAGTATTAGATGAACCTGAGCAGGCTTTATGCTTACGGGTAGCTATGGCTCGTATCAACAATGCTAAGGAAAATAATTACCAGCATAAATACGACTCAAGCAAGCTAAGCATGGAACAGGTGTTAGCTCATAACTATCACGCGGCATGCGCTGAGTATGCAGCTGCTAAATGGTTAGGAGTGCCTGACTTTGTGCCTACCCTGGACAGCTTTAAAGATGAGCCAGATATAGCCCCTGATTACGAGGTAAAACACAGCGTCTTAGATAATGGACACCTGATAATTCAGGAAAACGATAGGGATAGCGATAGGGCTATTTTAGTTACTGGGACTAACCCTTATGTAATTCGCGGTTGGCTGCCGGTTAAGTTTTGTAAAGATAGCCTTTACTTAAAAACTACCAGTCGTAATACTGCCTACTGGGTACCTCAGTCAGAGCTGGTGAAAGTTAATGAGTCAGTCCCGAAAGCATAGAGGCTATAGAAGCCAAAAGGTAGTAGCTGAGTACCTGGCAGCTAATGGCTTTGCCTATGCCGAATCAACAGGTGCAGGCAGACAAGGTAGCGACATAACCGGAACTGTAGGTATCGACTGGGAGGTCAAGGCTAGGGCCGGATTTAGCCCTGCAGCGACTTTAAAGCAGTTAAAGGACCGAGGTAGTAAGTTAGACCTAAAGGTGGCTGTACTACGCCTTAACGGGCAAGGTGAGGCCTCTATAGGGGATTGGGTGGCGTTGCTATCATTTGAACAGTTGGTAGCTCTATTAAGGGAGGCTGGCTATGGTGATAAATGAGGCTCGTATATGCCGTTGCTTAGGGTGCGGTGTCTGGCTATTTGACGGCGCGACACGCCGATTTTGCGGGGTTTGCATAAATGATTAAAAGCCTGAGTATACTTAAATCATTAGTAGTTATATTACCTATAATAATAGTAATTAGTAGTAGTAATAATTGGGATAAAACACTAAAAGAATTAACAAACGGTAGTTTAGAATATAAAGCATGTAAGTTAATTATATATAAAGAATCTAGCTATAATCCTAAGGCTGTTAATGGTAGTCATTATGGGTTACCTCAAGGTAGAACTAAGTACTTAAAAACTGCTACACCTCAACAGCAAATCAAATGGTTTACTAACTATGTTTACAGCCGGTACGGCACGTGCCAGGCTGCCCTTGCCTTTCACCTTAAAAACGGTTACTACTAATGGCTGGGCTTAGGACCGCTGAGTGGCGCAAGCTACGGCTAGAGATACTACGCAGGGACCAGTACACCTGTTACCTATGCGGGACGCCGGAGGCGCACGAGGTCGACCATATCAGGCCACGCAGTAAAGGCGGTGCAGAGTATGACCCTGAAAACCTTGCAGCTGTATGTAGACGCTGTAACCTGCTCAAAAGCGACAAACTAGGACATAAAGGCGTTTTTTTAGCACAACAGTCGACCCCCCCCGATCTTGTAAAAGAAGATTTATCCAGAAATGTCCCGATTTTGTCCGATTTTGTAACTAGTCCAGACCAGTCCAAACCGGACATAGCGGACAGTCAAAAGCCAAATGTTTTACCGTTGGGGGGTCGCCTTATAGGCAGCCCAACACCTCGCATATTCGCACACCCTGTAGAAGGCGACACGTCTAGAGCTAAGCAAGCTATAGAACTAGCAGCTGAAATAGGTATCGAGCTTATGCCCTGGCAAAAACACGCCTTAACTGAAATGCTTACAATGAATAACGGCAAGTATGTACGTAGGGTTCAGGGTTTGGTATGCGCAAGACAGCAAGGTAAAACAGAGCTAGCAAAAATCCGCATAATTGCGGGAATCTACCTATTCCAGGAAAAGGACGTAATTCTTTTATCTGTTAACCGCAAACTATCTTTAATTACCTGGCGGCAGATAGATTACTTAATCCAAAATACCCCGAGCCTTAAAGGCCTTTGGGATAAGACTTACACTACTAACGGTGCTGAGCGAATCGTATTCAAAAACGGTGCCCAAATATCCGTAGTAGCTGCAACCCCTAACGGCTGCCGAGGCATGACCGCCGATTTAGTTTTTGCGGACGAAACCCGCGCGCTCGACCAGGGCACCTGGGACGCGGCGGTGTATACCACTAACGCGCGGCCTTTAGCTCAGGTCCTCACAGTTAGCAACGCCGGCGATAAAACGAGTACAGTTTTAAATAATTTACGGGACCGCGCTATAAATAACGTAAGCCCTAGCCTGGGTTGGCTTGAGTGGTCAGCTCACCCGTCGCGCGAGATTATGGACAAGCGCGGCTGGGTCGAATCTAATCCTGCTCTAGGCTGGACTATGGACGAGGAAACTATGGCGCATAACGCCGTAACTAATGACCCGCTAGCTTTTAGAGTCGAGGTCCTTTGTCAATTCCTAGATAACCTGGCTAGCCCGTTTGAAGTAGGGGCGTGGGAAAAATGCGCGGACGAGTCAATAGTAGTTGAGCCAGGTGGACTCACCTTTTTTGCGTTTGATAAATCGTATACGCATAAATACGCAGTCCTAGTAGCTGGTCAAAAAATGGACGAGCTAAGAGTAAAAGTAAAAGTGCTGCAGGTTTGGAGTACGTCCACGCCTTTAGATGATCGGCAGCTAGCTAGTGATATAAACGCGCATATACAAAGATTTAGGCCTAAAGTCGTTATGTATGACAAATGGGTAAGCGAAAACGTAGCAAGCTATTTAAAGTCTAGCGGCTCGCCTTTAATGGACGTAAGCGGCAAAACACAAAATGAAGCAAGTAACCGGCTCGCGCAACTTATGAGTCATGGCCAGGTAATGCACGCTAACGAGCAGGTACTAAATGAAGCTATAGCTGCTTGCGCTACAAAGCACACCGAGTACGGCTGGAAAATTGTAAGGCGTAAGTCAGCCGGTGAAATATGCGCGGCTATTGGTGTAGCTATGGTTGCCTGGTACGCCTCAAGGCCTCAGGCAGTCGCAAGTATAATAGTCAATTAGACACGCCGAACAAATCGGACAAATTATTTAAAATAGGTATATAGTGCCCGCGTGGGGATTTTCCAGTCGTTACGCCTAGTAGACGCTGTAAGCATGCCTGAAAGTACACCTACAATAAAAGCGCAATATAACCCGCCTGTTAATGACGTTGATACTAATAGCTTATTTTTTGCACCTCAAACTTTTATTACACGTGCTGAGGCTGCAGCGGTGCCGTCCGTCGCGCGGGCCTCACAGTTAATAAAGGGAGTAGTCGGCACGCTACCCCTACACCTTTACCGTAAATCAACAGGGCAAGAATTAGGTTCGCCTGTTTGGCTAGAGCAACCAGACATTAGACAGCCACGCGTAGTAACTATGGCCTGGACCGTTGACGCTTTATTTTATTACGGGGTTGCATATTGGGAAGTTACCGAGCTGTATTCAGATGACGGTAGGCCTGCACGTTTTGCCTGGGTATCTAACTCACGTGTAACAGTAGATTTAAACGCTAACAATACGGTAGTAGATTTTTATTACGTAGACGGTAAACGTAGACCTAGCAGCGGCTTAGGTAGCTTAATTACTTTTCAGGCTTTAGACGAAGGTATTTTAAATAGAGGCGGTCGCACAATACGCGCCGCATTAGATTTAGAAAAAGCCTCAGCTGTAAGCGCAGCTACACCGGTACCGTCTGGCTATATACAAAATAGCGGCGCAGATTTACCAGAGGAACAAATTACTGGACTATTAGCTAGTTGGAAATTGGCCCGTAATCAGCGTTCTACTGCCTACTTATCAAGTACGCTCAAATACGAGCCAACCTCATTTAGTCCTAAAGATATGATGTATTCAGAAGCCAAACAGGAACTAGCTACCGAGATAGCCAGGCTATGTAACGTGCCGGCTTATATGCTAAGTGCGGACGCTAACGCTTCAATGACCTACAGCAATTTAATGGACGAAAGAAAACAATTTGTAGATATGACACTACGGCCTTATATTTCCGCGATTGAGGACAGGCTCAGCATGAACGACATAACCAATAGCCAAAATCTGGTTCGCATGTCGCTTGATGACAGTTACTTGCGTAGCGACGCATTAACACGCTTAGCAGTAATAGAAAAAATGTTAGCCCTTAATTTAATTACAGTAGAGCAAGCGCGCGAAATGGAAGACTTAACACCTAACGGAGGTACACCTAATGCAGTTGAACTTTAACAGCTCAATAGAAGCAACAGATCAAGAGCGTAGAATTATCGCCGGTAAAATTGTACCGTTTGGCGAAATCGGTAACACCAGCGTAGGTAAAGTAGTTTTTGAGCAAGGCTCAATAAATTACCAAACTAACGGCCGTATTAAATTATTACTAGAGCACTCAGCTACAG